ACTCCAACCGGCAACGGTGCTGACGCGACAGTCGCTCCGGGCGGCGTGGCGACTCTCACCCGTTGGGGAACCGATTACTGGACAATCACTGGCGCGGGCGTCTCCTGATGACTGGCATTCTGGCCGCCGGGATCTATCGGCCGCTGGCGGCGGCCAGCGTTGCGATATCCGATCAAAATATCAGCAAGACGCGGCGCGGCACGGCGACTGCGGGTTACAGCATCGCCAATGATGGCAGGGCCAAGGACGCTGATGGGAATATCCTTGAAGCATGGCTTCTGGGCTTTGGCGGCTCGGTCTCCAACTATGAGGTTCGGGCGACCGCCCAATCCGGCTCCCTCTCGACCGGAACCACGGGAAGCTGGCTCGCCTGCTCAACAACACGAAGCTGGACGCTTTCCAACAGCAATGGCGATAATTCGCGGATCACTACTGTAATTCTGGTTGAAATCCGTTTGGTATCAACCGGGGTCGTACAGGACTCGGCAACCATCACCCTCAATGCGGAAAGCGTTGAATCCGGCGGCGGTGGTGGGGGCGGGATGCTATGAGCCACGAACACGCCCAATGGGCAGAGCGCTTCGCCTATTTATTCGCTGGAGTTGCGGCTGTGAGTCTAAGCCAAGCAGCCTATGCCCTGACCATCCTCGCAACGCTGCTGTCGATCATCCTTGCGGCGTTCAAGCTTCATGATCGGATTCGGTATGGCCCAGCGCGGCGAGACTAAGCGGTCGTACCGTGACGAGCTTGCCGAGACGCTGAGGGAAGGCGTTCCGGACTGGGCTAAGGAACTGCTCGCCAAGCTGAAATGAGGCCGACTTTTCTTCCGCGATCCATAGAGCGGGGGGTGTCACAGGGGCGGGTTACTTCGTCGGCCTCGATACCGAGCCGCTGACGCCGCAGTTGCCATAAGCGCCAGCCTACGCAGCCGCATCTCATAACTACGGCCAAGGTGCACGAGAGCGCCCTCCCAAACACCTCGCCGCTCAACGCTCCGAAAAGGAGACGGTTCCCTTGAAAGTCAACGATTGCGGTCTCGCGCTGATAAAACGCGCCGAAGGAATGCGCCTCGACGCCTACCAAGACGGCGGCGGTGTGTGGACGATCGGTTACGGCTCAACGCATGGCGTCCACAAGGGCATGACGATCACACCTGGCGAGGCTGAGCGGCGACTGCTGGAGGATCTGGAGCGCCACGACATCACGCCCTACCTCGACGACTGCGCGACGACTCCAAATCAATTCGCGGCCATGACGAGCTTGGCGTTCAACATCGGGCTCGACCGCTTCAATGGCTCGACTGTCCTCAAACGCCATAGGCTGGGCAACTATTCCCGCGCCGCCGATGCTTTCCTGCTCTGGAAATACGATAACGGCAAGGTCGTGCAGGGGCTGCTCAATCGCCGCGAGGCTGAGCGGGAGCTTTACCTGTCATGATGCTCCCTGGCTGGCCGCCGAGAGACTGGCGAGCATTCCTCGCCCTCATTGCCTCTGTGGCTGGCGCCGCAACCCTCACCGGCTTTGCCGCGTGGCTGGTGTGGATTCTGTGGACCTGGCGGGGCTTCGACCAACTCCGCATTGATGCGCTGGCGAAGGCACTGTTCGCTCTTCTGTTCATCGTCGGAATCGTGCTCGTGAGCCTTGGGCTGGCGATCAACAGGCGCTCGATCAAGGGCTCGATCCTTGGCGCATCCTTTGAAGCGGAGGGGGGCGAGAACGATGCTCCGTAGCCTCCTTGCCGCACCAATGTTCGCAGCGCTTCTCTCCGCGCCTTCCGCTCAGACATGCCAACCCGCGCCCGTCGTTGTTCTGGGACCGGGAATGGCCCTCAACTCAACCTATGTGAACGATGGAGAACCGCCAAAGAGGTTCGCGCACGTTCCTTCAGGCGAGGTGCGTATAAGGTTCGGACAGGCCAATCTAGACGCTATTTGCGGCGTTCCTCCGTGCGGGCTCGTATTCGAAGGCTGTACGCACGGAAACCTCGTTGTCCTGCCCGATCCTTACAAGGTCAACAATGAGCAGTTTGCGAGAATTGCAAGGCACGAACTCGCTCACGTAGCGGGTTGGCCAGCGAGCCACGGCGTATGAGCATCTGGCATCCCGATAGCGCAGAGGACCGTATGGCGTGGGTGCCGATTATCGGCTGCTTTCTGCCCATTGTCGCCGTGGTTGTGCTGGCCTTCGCAGTGGTGCTGCTGTGACCTGGGCGCTTTCCCTCCTCGGCGTCGGCAAGTCACTTGTACAATTTATGGTACAATGGCTCTCGCGCCGCTCGCTCGCGGAGATCGGCTGTATCGTGCTCGGCATTGCCTGCCTTGTGCAGACAGCGCGCATTGAAGGGTTCGGCATTTGGCCGCTCCATATTGACGGTCTCAAGGCTACGTTGGCCGCCACCGAAACGGCTCTCAAAAACGAACGAGATGGCCGCGCTAATGATCGCCTAGCCTACCGCAAAGCCCAAGCCGACTCAGCCGCGAAGAACAAGGTCCACGTCGCCGATGTGGAAGCCCAGCAGAAGAGGATCACAGACGATGTGGAAGCGCGCTATCGGGCTGACCTTGCTCGCCTTCGTGCCGAGCGGGTGCAACCGGCAAACGGCCCCTCTCAACGTGCTGCCAACGGAGCCGGTTCATCCACGGCCGGCCCAGCCTCCAGCGGACCTCATCCAGAAGCGGTGTCACTTCCTTCCGACGAACTATTGCGAGCCCAGGAAACCGAGCTTCAGCTCAACGCCCTGATCGATTGGGTTCTCGGCCAATCGTCGATCGATCCGAACAAGCCCTGAAACAACTGGGGGAAGCAATGTGGGCCAAAGACCGCTCTCAGACAAAGAGTGCCGCGAGGCGCTTGAGCAGCTAGAACGCCACGGCAGCAAGCAAGCCGCAGCGGACGCTCTAGGCATATCGCGCTCCACCTTTCAGTCGCGAATCCGCACGGCACTCAATCGCATGGAAGCGGACAGGCCGGACATTCCAACCGCCGAACCTCTCCCGCCCGCCGATCTGCCGACCGAGCAAATCATTGGCCTGATGCGGGACCGCTTCAATCTCCGCGCCGCCAACGCTGCGGCTAGGCGATGGCGCGAGTTCAAGGTGCCAACAGACGGTCCCTACGCCCTGATGCTGTTCGGCGATCCCCACATCGACGACGACGGCTGCAACTGGGGGCTGCTCGAATCCCATTGCCAGCTCGCCCGCGAGACTGAGCATCTATATGCGATCAGCGTCGGCGACCAGACGAACAACTGGGTCGGCCGCCTGACACGACTATACGCTAATCAGGAAACCAGCGTCCACACGGCCCGCTCGCTCATCAAATGGCTGCTCGTTGAAAGTGGTGTTCCTTGGTTCCTATGGATCCACGGCAACCACGACGCCTGGAACGAGGGCATTCCCATCATCGAAGGGATGAACGCCCACCAGATTGCGATGGAGGACTGGCAAGCCAAGTTCGTCCTGAAGTCACCGAACGGCTACGGCTTCCGCACTTGGGTAGCGCACAATTTCCCTGGAACGTCGCAGTGGAACAAGCTCCATGGCGCGCAGAAAGCCGCGCAGATGAAGGACTGGGCGCACCTCTATGTCGCCGGCCACCATCATAACTGGGCGCTGCATCAGGAAGAGCACGACCACCGCAATTTCGTCTATTGGCTGGCGAGGGTCCGCGGTTATAAATTCAATGACGATTACGCCAACGTGCTCGGATTTGGTGAACAGGAATACGGGTCATCGATCGTCTGCGTTGTTGATCCACACGCAGACAAGCTGAATGCCCTGACGTGTTTTGCCGATCCAGCGGAGGGCGCTGACTTCCTGCGGTTCAAGCGCCGTAAACAGGCCGCCTGATGCAGTCCCGCCGCAACAGTGCCCTAGAGGCGGTCGCCAACGTACTCATTGGCTACGCAGTCGCGATTGCGGCACAAATGGCTATTTTCCCGCTTTTCGGGATCCACGTCCCGCCTTCTGAACACCTGGCGATCGGCGGGCTGTTCACGGTCGTGTCGCTGGTCCGCTCCTATGTGCTGCGGCGTGCGTTCAACCGCATCCGAGAAGCGTCGTGACCATCCTTCACCTCGACGGCGACATAGAGCTGATCTGGACGCCAGAGACGCACACGATAAAGCTCCAACACCGAGGAGTCTCGCTAAGTCGGAAGCTCACCGAGCACGAACGGCGGAAGCTTTCGAAGGCGCTGTGGTATTCCTAACACGGATTTCCCGACGCATCAGCTGGTGGCGGTGCCTTAAGAAGTAGCCATGATCCGCTCAGCGCGAGCAGGGTGATGTGAATACGGCGCATCACGGTTCTCCTGCTGTCTGTGAGCGCTCAACCTCACCCATTACGACTTCCCTTCAGTGAGTAGCTGGTCAAGTCGCTCGCGCAGAAGCTCATGCACAGCCTCTTTGGCTCTCTCGTCGTCAACTGCTAGCTGGTCTTTGCCGAGCGCCGAGACATGGCGCAGAACCGCTTCAACGGCGTTATTATACTTGACATATACGGGAAGTAATAACGCCGCTTCAACGATTTCATCCAGTAGGCTCACGACTTCCCTCCTTCATCTCGTGCTCTTAGAGCGGCGCGGATACCGCGTTCGACTTGGCCATAAGTGAACACACGCCCTTCGTTGGCGTTTGGCGCAGTAGCTTCGATCGCTCGCATCATTCGCGCGACCTCCTGCGCCTTGGCAATCGCCCGCGCGATCTTCTCCCGCAGACCGTCTTCACCTGTTGGGTGTGATCGTGCCGACATTATGCCGCCACCTTTCCGCGCGAACGCTCGGCGCCACCGCCCACGTTAACCGCGCCAGGACCACGCACGGCCCTGTGTAGAATGACTTGCGCCGCTGCCACGTCACGATCTGCCTGATAGCCGCAAACGCAGTCGTGGACGCGCTGAGACAGCTTCTTGGGCTCGACCGTGCCGCACATGGGGCAAGTCTGGCTTGTATGCCGCGGATCTACCTTCACCACCTTTCGGCCGGCGCTCGCAGCCTTGTCCGAAAGGATCTGGAGAAAGCCTCCCCAAGCGGCATCATTTACATCACGGGCCAGCGCTGAGCGCGCCAGCCCACTAACGTTCAAATCCTCGACCGCGATCAGCGAGAAGCGGCTGACCAATTCCGCCGCTAGCTGAAAATGGTCTGTGCGCCGCGCTCGTCTGGCAAGCAGATGAGCTTTCGCCACTCGTTCGCGTATCTTGCGCCTCCGCGTCGATCCTTTCTCACACCGAGATAGCGCCCGCTGCGCACGTCGAAGTCGTGCCTGTCCCTTACGCGACCGACGCGGATTTGGGATCAGTGTTCCGTCTGAGAGGGCGGCGAAGCTGGACAAGCCAAGATCGAGGCCAATTGCCTCGCCGCTATCGTTCGCGACCGCTACATCCATCTCACAGCCGAGCAACAGAAACCAGTGGTGGCCCTCCCGTTTGATCCTCGCGGAAATGGGTGCGGACGGCAGTTCGCGATGCTGATGGACGCGGATGCAGCCCAATCCCTTCGTGATGAAGGAGCCGCCAGCGAACCGCCAGCCAAGTCTGTCCGACCACGCGATGGACTTGAACCATGCCCGGCCCTTGAAGCGAGGAAAACCAGCGCCCTTCCTGAAGAAAGATTTGAAGGCGTGATCCACTGCTAGCAGCGGCGCGCGTTCCATCGTTGCACTGTATGGCGACCCATCTGCGCGCAACTCAGTCAGACCCATGCACTGGCTATAGAAGCTGAGCCCGCGCCCAGTTTTGCGGTAGCAGTCGATCCGCTCTTCCAGAGCCGCATTATAGAGTTGGCGACTGTGCTCCAGCGCAGCTCGCAACCTTTCGTGCTGCTCGCGAGAAGGCTTCAGCTTGAACCGGAAGGTCCGAACAAGCTTATGCTGGTTTGTCATGCTGATTCGCCTCGTGCAAACAACCGCCGAAACAGCCGCACATGCCACGGCGGCGGCACTTCGCAGATGATAGCGAGAGAGGGGACGTAGTTTTTCTGACGGAAAGGGCCTCCCCAGCGGAAGGCTAGGACTGCTCCTTGTTCACAAGCAGCCACGCATGGGCCGATTACATGGTCAAAGCCGTAGCTGGCGAGATACCAGCGCCCCGGCGTGAACTGTGCCCCTGCTTCTCGATGTGGGTTAGGTGTCATGCTACCTCTCCTTGGGCGTCGTCCTTCGGACCCGCGCTCTCGTCTTCGACGGAGCCGCTTTGCGTCTCCGCCCTTCGGGCTTCGATCGCTGACGCGAGGCGGACGCTACTCAGCGTGTGATAGTAAAAGCTGTGCAAGAATCCCCGCTGCGCGGCCCACGGGTCGAAGCCTTCGTTGACGTGCCTGTGCAGCCAAAGCGCGCGTCCGGAGCGGCCATTACCGTCCGTGAACGGGTGCAGAGTCTCGTAAGCAATGTGCTGTTCCCACGGATCGCGTATGGAGAGGACACGGCGCAACTCTTCGGCAATGTTCGGGCCTGAGGGCGGCGCGATGTGGTTGCCGACGCGGACGCCAGGAATGTTGGGCGAGTTGCGGAAGCATGCGTTTGGCTGCAAAATCGCGACAAGAACGATGAGACTGTTAGGCGTGACGGGGTATGCCAAGAACTCCGAGTGAGCCCGGATATGCGCCACCGTGGTTCGATTGATGCCCTCGATGCGGTTGCTCTCTTTGACGAACCGCCCGAGCGCTGCGCTAGGGATGCCAGCTATGCCCGAGACCGCAGGGCTCGGCTCCGAAGGAGTGGCAGCCCGGTCCCGAAGGGAAGCGCCCGTAGCATGTCGGTTAGGCATTGTCGGACCCTTTCTATCTCGCCAGCAAACCGATGAAGCCGACAGCCAAAATGAATGCGCCAAGCAGCAGAGGCAGCTGGTCTCGATCGGTTCCGAACGGATCGCACGCAACGCGAACGTAGCCAGCAAGCGCGACTACGGCGGTTACTCCGAGCAGTCCTGCGCATATGAGATCAGTCATCATCATTCCCCTGATGTGGATTGAGCCGATCTATTTCGGCGAGGATCTCAGCGGAGCGCTCGAACCATTCACCATGCAGTCGGTATGCTGCAAAGCGTTTGTGATAGAAGCGCTCGTTGATTCGAGTGCAATTCAGCGTCGCGAGGACATGCAGCTTAACCGGCGAGCCGTTCTGAATGCATTTCAGCCGCTCTTTGATTGGCTGCTGGGTAAAGCCGATTTTGACCGGTCCAGTCTCGCCGCCGACAAAATATACCAAGTGTCCTGGGGGCGGCTTGGGAAAGTTCGACGGACCGGGATCGAAGTCACCCCAAACGCGATCCATCTCTTCGGCGGTGAGCAAGTTGGTACAATCTGTACGCACTTCCGGAACGGAAACCGAACCAAACGGGCCTTTCTTGGGAAACTTCCCTCTAGCCGTTTGAGCTAAGTGCCTGATTTGGCGATTGTCGCGCTCATTTACACCGAGAAGGTCCGGGGATCGTGCCCCCGACCGCCCACCGCAGTTTTCTGCCGTTTTTGCCATGTCTCCGAATGTACCACAAAGTACGCTTGTACCTAGGCCCATTCGAGAGCGTTGGCTGCGTCCCTCATAAAGCTCGGACTGTACCTCGCGTACACCCTCTCGGTCACCTTGCTCGATGTGTGCCCTAGGTACTGAGCGATCTTCTGCATGGGCACATCCGCTTTCGCCATCCAGACTCCTGCCGTGTGGCGCAGGACATGCGGAGAAAAGTCCACGCCGGTTCGCTCCGATATGCGCTCCAGTGCCTTCTTCACGCTCTTCACAGGCTTGCCGTTCCATTCGATCACATGATCTGACAGGGATCCTTCCTTGGCTTCCCGCAGCGCCTTGAGCGCCCTCGCGGTCAGCGGCACCACCGCCCGCTGTTTGTTCGTGATGTGCCGCCCTGCCGGCATCAGGTCCGCGAACCCGTTCTCCAGATCCACCCGCTCCCAAGTCAGTTCTAGTATAGCGGTCATCCGAGCTCCGGTCGCAATCGCTAGTTCGATGAACAGGGCGATATGCGGACTTCTCGCGTCCGCGTGGACCTTTGCTACGTCCTCCGGCGTCAGCCATGTGTTGCGCGGTTTGGAGGCTGGCGGAATCCAGATGTTCGGCGCTCGCTCGCCCAGCGTCCTGTTGAGGCACGCGCGCAACAATTCCAATTCGGTCCTGGCCGTGCTGTCCGACATGCCCGAGCGCTTGCGTGCCTTGTGGTAGGCTCGGCAATCGTCGGCTGTGATGACCGTACCCAAGCGATGCCCGAAGTGCGGTTCCAGCGCTGCCCATGTCGCCTTGAAGCGATCGGTGCGAGCCACTTCCTTCAATCGGTCGCGGACATAGACGGGCCATAAATCCCTTACCCGTTCTGTCGGTGCGGCTGTGATTGTCGCCCAGTATTCACGAGCTCTAGCTTCCGCGAGCCCGATGTCTGCCGTGCCAAGCGAGCGGCGAAGGCGTCGTCCGGCAGGGTCTCGGTAAGCGATGACTCGCTTTCCGCGATGCCATTCAATAGCGTACTCGTCTGGCACTCTACGCGCTCGACTTCATTGGCGGGTATCCGAATCAGCTTGCCGAGCCGGAAATAGCTGAGCTCGCCGTGGTGGCACATTTGCCTAACCTTCTCAGACGAGCAACCCCATCTGTCGGCCAAAGTCTCTGGCGAGAATGGGCGAGCGCTCATCCTACCGCACCCTCCTCAGCTTAGGATGCACGACCCTGAAATCGCTGAATGCCCTCGACCAGCGGGGATGCTCGCGAGACCTTATGGCGCGGATGCACAGCCACTCATGCTCATCGTTACGCCTGAAAGAGATATTGCAGACGCGGATATCGAGCGGTTCATCGCGAACACTGTCCTGTCGGAGCGCATATGGTTTGGTCATGCTGCCTGATCCCCTTGAGGCGCATCGGCGTTGCCGACCGCGCTCTCGTCTGCGACCGAACCCGTCTGCGCGGTTTCGGCCCTTCGGGCTTCGATCGCTTGCGCGATAGCGGCGGCCCATGTGGCGTCCTCGCAGAAGGCAATCGGACGGACCGTGTGACCCGTATGCGAGCCAAGCGTCAGCAGCATATGGCCGTCGGCCCAAATGGTTCCAGGTTCCTCCGCAACCATGCGGCAGATGCCTTCGTGGCGGGCGCACTCCCAAGCTTCGTCTCTCATGCGGCAAACTCCAGAATTGCGTCACGTAATTCCTCATCGCTAATCGGCAGCCACCAGCGGATCACCGCAGCAACAGCGCGCTCATAGAAGTCAGCAAAATCAGCCTGAGGCATGGCGTCAAATGCGATGCTGTCAGGATAGAACAGCTCACGGCTCGCGCCCTCGACCTTCACCCATCGGCCCAGTCCTGTCGCGGCCTTGACCGCCAGCAATGCATCTTCCGTGTTCGCGAAGTGCTCGGTGTTATCGACCAGGATATTGAGCAGGGCGAACAGCTTGCGGTGATGCGCGGGATTTCGTGGCCGGCGAGACTTCAGTTCGATCGTTTGACCGAGCTTGGTGCTGGCGTGGAACTCCCGCGCTGCGGCCGACTTTGGCACGAAGCCCGCCGCTGTCTTGATATAATGCTGGGGGGCGCTCATGCCTGATACTCCCACTCCCAAACATGCTCGGGCATCCCATCGCCGTTCGCGATGAGTATCCTCTGGCCTCTGCGGAGAACTCGCTCCAGCCAGACATAATCGCCGCCCAGTGTCCGCACGGGATGCCATGCGAACCAGGAGTGCCATTCCGTCCGTTCCGGCTTCGAGCGAACCGCGAACCTCATTGCTCGCGCCCCTTTCTCACCTGTTCTATCTCGTGGCGCTTGGGGCTCGTGCGGATGAACTCCGCGATCAACTCTTCAGGATCGCGAACCGAGACGCGCCCTGTGTACCAGAACTGCCGCTCGCCCATTTGGTGCTGCATGGTATGGTGAAACTGGCATAGACTCACTGTCCGCCAATCATCTGGCTTCTGAGCAGCGCCCGCCCCCGAGTTGATGCGAACGTGCGCAACCTCAATCGGGCGACCGCCGCAGCCAATGACGCAGCATTCGTGCGAGCGCACATGGTTGCAGTGCGCCTGACTGCGCCAGCGGCTAGAGCGCTTCGGAGCCTTGGGAATGCGACGAGGGAGGATGGCGTTCACGCGGCAATCCGATGCTTGCAAAGCCCGCGCGCTATGCCACACCGGAAACATGGCTCGTGAACGCTCACCCTCTCCACGTTCTCAGGAACGATTGTCGGGCGCCCATGATCGCGAGCATGGCCCGTGCTGTAGAGGCGTTCGTATTTGGCGCGGTAGTCAGTCATGCCGCCTCCAGCGAGGCTTTGAGCTCGTCGCCAAGCGTCGGCCCACCGCCACCTAGACGGCGGATGCGCTCGACGGTTTCGGCCAGTTCGTTGTTGAACTCGTGGACGGCTGCTTCCAGCTTCGCGATATATTCATCATCGCGCGCCTCTCGGACCACCAGCAATGGCAATCCGGGACAGTAGGAAACAAAGTCCCACCACTCGCGCTCGGCAATCCAGATGCTGCCTTGAACCTGGGCGCGGTATTCAGGAGGCAGGCGATTAGACAGCAGCCGCTCAACCTGAATATGTGCAGCAGCTGACTTGATCTCCAGTCCGCCCTTTTCGCCGATCAGGCTATCAGGAGAGCAGCCCTTGTCACCATTGCGGATGAAGCCCACGACTTGCGGCTCAACATCCTGCATAAAGGCGTAGAGGTTGCGGGCGTCGGGTTCCCATTCCTTGCCGCGTTCCATGTGGCCGTTGGAGTAGGAATCCATCGGTTGCCCTGTCAGGACCTCGCCGGCAAGCTTCCTGAGATAGTCCGCGCGGGTCTTGCTGGCGCCACCATCCTTGCCTTTCGCCATGACGGTCGCAAAGCAGGAGGCCGTAGGGATACCGAGCCGAGCGGCCAGCCATTCCTCGGTGCCCTGATCGCATTCGATAATCTGGAGAGGCATCACATGCCTCCAGTCAGATATTGCTTCGCCGCTTGGGGGTTCTTCTGCGTGAGAACGTGGATCGCGTCGTTGTAATGGAAGGCCGCGAGGTCGCGCAGGGAATCCACCTTCAGGTATTTGCAGAAGGCGATCTTGTCCGCCTTCACAGCATCGGCGAGACCGTTGAGGACGGCCAACTGCTCGGCGTTGATTGGGCCGCCGTTGCCAGCTGCGCGCCCATCATCGTCGGTTGTCGCAATGTCGAAGATCAGCAGCTTTAGATAGCGGCGCCCATAGCTCAACGCGGAGCCGAAGCCGTGCGTCATCGTCTTGTTCTGAGAGCCCTTGGGTCCGGTGTTATCGACCGGCACATCGGCCTGATAAGGCTTCGTGAAACCGCCCGTATGTGATACATCACAGGTCACACGGTAGTGGCTCGGATAGGGGCAATCAGCCGTTCCGAACGTCATTGAAAACCCGTGCTTGTAGATGATCGGGTCCATGAGCTTGCTGATCTGCTCAAGGTCGGCGTAGGTCGAATGGGTTTCCTTGTTCGCCCTGTTCTTGAGAACCGGTCCCATTTCCTCCTGGGCCGAGCGCATTGCCTCATCGTAAGCTCGCTTTGCCTCACGCTCTAGAACGCGCTCTTGCATAGCCAGCAGCCGTTCCAGCTTGTCCACGTCCGTGTTCGGATCGGCGGCGGCGCGAGCGATCACGTTGATGATCGCGTTCTCACGGTCCATCGTATCTAGCTCGCTCTGCACGGTCGGCAGTTTCGCAGCCATGAAGTCGTGACGCAGCTCGGCGTCCTTCGCCTTTGTTTGCGCATTCATCGCGCGTCTCCCTGTATCTTTCTGAACCTGGCCATTGCTTCATCGAAAGCGGTGAAATCGTCGGTCTTGCGAGCTTCTCTCAGAGCATGGATCGCAATGTCCCACAGAGCGCTCATCTCATTTGCTTTGGTGATGGTGGAGCGGAGGGAGGTCATGCGGATTGCTCCTCGCCGCGAGCGCGGGCTAGAGCGTCCTTCAGCGTTTCGATGATCCCCGACCGGCGCTGCCATTCGGCTTGGCCGATGTTCTTCTCGTTTGCCCACGCGGCCAAGGGATCCAACGCGTCCTGAATGGCGTCGTAGAGTTTGAAGCGCTCCATTATGCCGCCCTCCGCTTGAACGGATCACTCAGGCGGAGCTTTTCCGCCGACTTCTTCCGGTTGATGTCTCGGCAGGTTCGGCAATGCCTGTGCCCACGCCAGACATAGACGTTCTCTGGAGTCAGCTCGTGCCCGTGCGAACAGTGCGATCCCATTCCGCGCCAGCGCTTCTTCGCTACGGCGTCGAGAATGTTTTCTCTGGTCGTCCCAAGCCACAGGTGAGCTGGATTGACGCAGCGCGGGTTATCGCAGGCGTGGCAGACGCACAGGTCGGCGTCGGGCTCGCGGCCATTCGCGAGTTGCCATGAATACCTATGTGCGCGAACCCTAACGTGCTTGCTGACACAGAATGCACCGTAGCCAGCAGCATAAGGACCTTTCCACTCCCAGCATTCGTTGGGTCCGCGCAGATCAACCCTGGCCCAAAAGCGCTCTTCTGGAGTGCCAAAGCGAGCATCGCGGCAACGTGTGCTGCAATACGTGGTCGAGAACCGCTTTACGGGCGATCCGCACATGGCGCATGGTTTGCGGTAAGCCATTTAAGCCGCCAC